TACCCCATGACTCACGGCCTTCGCCGTCAAAGTACTTGGCGTAGCGTGACTTGTGAATGAATGCTTGGTAGTCTGTTGGTAGTTGATTGCTCATCGGTTGTCACCTGATCCTTTAATAACGCCACGTCTTGCACGGCTGTTTAGTTTGTCCATATTGTTTTGTAGTACCTCTGTGAGGTCACTGTTAAAGTAGTTAGCAAGGGCTGTAACATAGAAGGCAACGTCACCTAGCTCCTTGATAATGTCATCAGATGAGACCTTGGTGTTGTCACGCAGTAGCTTCTTGATCTTCTCAGCCACCTCGCCTGCTTCACCTACTAAGCCTAGTGTATTCTCCACTAAGCGGGTCTCACCTTCTGTTACAATCTTACCCTCTACCCAGTAGGAATAATCCTGTGTGTTAACATCTGCCATAGCAGCAAACGCATCTATATCTTCTTGTGTAATCATTGTCTCTCCTTGACGTTTAAGTTCTCAATCTCCACATCATCTACATCATAGATAACATCTGTAATCAAGTCATGAATGTCTTGCTCATGACTGTCTTCGTAGGATGATAGTATGTTATTATTCTTATCAACCTTCATAACAAAAGTAACACTAAACTTCTTCATGCGCTTCCCTGTGTCTTAGACCAGCGTGTAAGTGTAACTACATTATCCTCTACTTCATACGCTGTAGCTTCTGCTTGCTCTTGTTCTGCTTCTGCATACTGATCGGGAAACATCTCTTGAATAATGCCCTGCCGTAGATCTGCAAAGTCTTCCCAAGCATCAGGGTAAAGCTCTAGGAACTTCTGTGCTGCAGACATAGTGAGTGCCTCATCAAGAGCAGCCCTCATGCCATCCTCTGAACCAGCCGAACCAAAGACCATGCCAGTCTTGATACTGCCCGTCCACTCACCGTCCTCAACGACAGGAGATAGTACAATAGCTATGTCACCAGGTTTAATCTCATAAGCCATTACTCTCTCCTCTTAACTTTGACACGTTGCTCTTTCATTCGCTTGCCTTTCTCTTTGAGCCACTCTTCTGGTATAACACGATTAGCCCAGAGGAAACCCTTTTGATCGCACCAATCGCAGTACCTACTCTTGGCTCCTTTGTAAAGCCTTGAATTAGCATTACTAAATACAAAACGAATATCTAGTGTAGGATGCTGACGCTGTATCTCTATATGCTTACGTCTATCTGCAGCAGAAAACAACCCCTTCATCTCAATTATTATGCCGTTGTCTAGCTCAAAGTCTGGTGTGTATGTACGATACTTTAGATCCTCCCACTCTATCTTTAGCTTTTCATAGGCTACAATCTTCTGCCTATCCTTGAGGTATGCAGCGGCCTCAACTTCAAGGCCACTGCGATACGTTCTAGAGTTATGCCTCCGGTTCGTCTTCGGCATCGTTACCTGCTTCTACGATCTGAGATGCGAGTACATTAGTCATACCCTCTAGTGCTTTGAACTGAACTTCTAGGCGCTTCATCTGATCTGTTGCAAGCATAACTTCATTGTAGAGCTTTGTCTGAGTCTCATTGAAGTCTTCTGTGTAGTAGTCGGTGTCGTTGATAGTTAGTTTAGGCATTCAGATATTCCTCTGCTATGAATGTGTAGTCCACAAGTTGTGGGTTTTTGGATTTACTAGGGATGCTTGGGCGTGTCTCAAAGTTGTCATGACACTTATGCTTAAAGCTACAGAATTTACAGTCATCTGGTAGCACCCAGTTACCTGTCTTTTTACGGTAGAAGGATTCCTCTACTGGCTCAAAGCAACGCTCAAACGGTTCATCGTTATCAATGTAATCTACGGTAGCTTGAATGTCGGCTAGAACGGCTTCCTTGTCTACATCCTCAGAGGCGTCTACATACTTGAATTGACCATTTGCTTTGTTGACTACCCACCAGCCACCTACATCCTTTCCAGCGGCCTCTGCGTAGCCCACAAGCTGTGCCACGTAGCCAAAGCCGTCCTTGTAGGCTAGTGAACCAAAGGATGCAAACTTGTTATCATATGACCAAGGTGAGGCAGACTTAACATCGTCAATGCGTCCATCCATCTCCATGTCATACTCACCCTTGATCTCCTGACCATGAGGTAGCTTGAGAGTAACACGCTTGTTATCCTCAAACTCTATGCCTGCTGAACGTAGGATACCCTTAAACACAGCCTCGACTATATCGCCAAGGATCATGTTCATCAGGAAGTGTGGAGGGAAAGGTGTCTTGTCTTCTGGGTCATTCTTGTCAAACCATAGCTGACACTTAGGCCTACCGATATTAGACATCCGTAAGCGAAAATCATCACGAGGACCACCTGAGAATTGCTTGTACAAAGCAGCCTCAACATCGGAGGCGACTTGTTTAGCCACCTCCTCTGTCATAGTAGTCTCACCAGCCATAGCCTTCTGCAAGAAAGAGAAAACAGCTATCTCTGCAGGATGAGTCATTAGTATGGTGCCTCTTCTACATCAATAATAGAACCTACAAGTGCTGCATCTTCCTTGCTCATACTTGTATTGGAACGCTCAATGTGTAGATCCATGATCTTACCATTTGAGTAGCTGACATAATCCAAGAAGTCTGAAGCTACTTTCCTCATAGCTGCAGTGTCTTCGTCTGACTCCTGTACAATCTCTCCTACAGAAGAAGTAACGTAGCCATAGGTAGCACCTGTAGGAATTGAACCCTCTGCACCACTAAGGATAACCTTAGCCATGTGAGTTTTGACGTTCTTACGTTCAATAGCTTTTTCAGTAGCTGCAAGGCTCTTGAGGCTATCGTTATTTTTAACATCCATAACGAATGGAATATCAACATACTCACCAGCGGTAGGTTGTCCTGCATCATCAAGAGGAGCCTTAACTGTAAGTGTACCCATGAAGATCTTCACACGTTTAGCTGAGCGAATAATCTCCTTAGTAGCTTCAGGTAGTGCGTTCCAATCCTCAATGTAACCAGAGGGACGGCCTAAGTTAAAGCCACCAGTGCTATCCTTTAAGTCGCTGTAAGTAGAACGACTCATAACGGACTTCTCCATCTCACTAGTGGAAGTGTTCCACCGCTGAAACTGAAAGCGATGCGTGATTATACGAACCTCTACGCTTTCTGCATAGAAGACATCATCACCAAGTGTGATCTTGAAAGACCCAACAGGTAAAACGTCTGTCTTGATCTTCTTACCGCCAAGCTCAATCTCGCCTTTAATGGCTGTACTCAACACGCTAACACGAGCCAGAGAAGATCGTGATTGTGTCTGTTGTTTAGGTTCACCAATCAGCTCTGCTAATGGGTCTAATGAACCTGTTGTTGCTAGTTCTGTACTCATCTGTATATCCTTTACTACAGTCAAAAAGAGTCTTAGTTATACCTCATACATCTCTTACGTCAAGCCAATTCGGCCCGATTTTAGATTCTAATAATAGAGGCACATTCATTTTTACGTTATAGGCTTTCTCAATTAAGTCTGTCAAGCCCTCATTCATGTCTTCTATAATACTTAATACTGTCTCCTTCTCCTCTGGATGAATGTCTATAACCGTTGAGTCGTGAACAGTATTCACTAAGCAAGATTGTAGCCCCTTCAACCGCTCCTCCAGTTCAATTAGCACAACAGGAACAACATCACCAGTAGCAAAACCCTGCACTGGGTAGTTCTTAATCATGGTGAAGTGCGATACACCACCACGAGAGTTGCGCTTAACATCAGGGAATGCGTACTGCCGCCCTGACACATTAGTAATCTTGTTAAACCGTACAGCTTCATCAGCCAAGTTCTTGTGCCAGTTAGCTACACCCTGATACTTCTCCGTGAAGTGAATGTAATAAGCTTCCTCTGCTTTAGATCTGCCATACCCTGTAGCCCCAAAGAGAGGTGCAAAGGTATGAGCCTTGGCTTCCTGACGTGACGTAGCCTGACCTGCATCAGAGATAACCTGTGCAGTATAGCTGTGTACGTCAAAGCCTGTAGCAATCTCTTCCATAGCAACTTCATCCTGAGCCAGGTATGCAGCCGTTCTAAATTCAAGCTGA